AGCTTATTTGCTCGTCTGTGAGCTTTGCGCCGTTAGCTTTCTCAACGGCTTTAAAATACTTTGCCTTTTCCTTTGATAGCTTTAAGCCACCCGGCGGCACCGGGGCAACATACTTAGGATCATCAAACCAAGGGTAAAAATGAAACTTAAAGTCTTGCGGGCCTAGTGCTAATCCCGTTGCTAACAACTCCATCGCATCGACTGACATATCAAAGAAATTGCCGCTTGCGCCTTCCGCTGTTGACTCGATAAAAATATAAGAGCCTTCATGGACCGCATTTAACGAGCCCGATTGAACCTCGTCTGCTCGTAATGGGTAGTTAGCGCATATTTTGCCGTATTCAGATACATGCAAAACCTGCAGTGTTCCCGAGCGAAAAGAAACGGCAACGCGTACCCATGAGTCATTATTAAACTTAATGCCAGTGCCGGTTTTACTTTTAACTGAGCGCTTGCCCGTTTTAAGCCAACTTGGTAGCCGCTCGTAGGGATAAAGTATCTTAGATGAAAATATGGCACTGGCTTCTTCTTTACCCTGAGCGATTACTCCGCACTGCCTGTTATCGTTAAACATGGCATGGTCTAGGATAAAAACTTGTATTGCTGTGCTAAAGCCAAGCTGGCGCGCTTTTAAGATGATGTTTAAAAACCACATCGTTACAAAAAGTACGGTTTGCGCTATACGACAACGAAACAACACTTCGCGACCTTTCTCGTCCGCTATGATGTATAAGTTGTTTAAACGCCACCACCAACAATCAATGTAAGGCTCGCAGCGCTCTAATAGCTCAACTTCGTCTAGTTCAAAGCGTTCTTCTGGCGTTAACCACGTGCTTTTTGGGTATTTAGCGAGTTTAGGTTGCATTATTGACTGACCACCGTATCTAAACCGCCTGTGCGCTTATCAATGAAATCATCAAGCTTACTAGTGCCGCCGGCCTCTTTACGCGCTTTGGCTGCTTCATGCTCTGCTATTTCTGCCTGATGCTTACCGCGCTTAGTCGCGCTAACCAGTGCTTTGGTCTGCTGCGTAATACGTGCGGTTTCAGCAACTAACTTGCCGCGTGTTAATGAGTCGGTCTTAATGTTTGATAGCGTTTTAGTTATCGACTCAGCACGTATGACATTTCTATCAAGTGACATTTCAGCTTTAAATAACGACTCATAAAGCATCACTTTCGATTCGTTTGTAGTATCCGCATCATCTAATAGCTTTTGGATGCCCTCAATCGAGTCCATAACCATGTGAATGCGAGCGCGACATAAATCAAGCTCATCTTCTAGCGTTGTTGCTTCAACTAACTGATTAACGCCTTGCTTAAAATACTTTGTATAACCACCGTGTTTAAAGTTCGGCGCTCTTTTTAGCTTTTGCCCTTCGTCTTTAGCTACTTTGCGCGGCGCTTTTCTTGATGTTTTTATGTGTTTTCGCGCAGTGCTGTAGCTTAAACCGTGGCTGTCGCAAAATTCCCGCAGCGAAATCTTAGTTTCAGCGTGCTGCTTTTGGAAAAGCTCGTTTAAGTCTTTCCATTTTGACACCTGCGGCCATCCTCACCAACCCGCTTATCGAATGGGCTGCTCTCTTTGTCGCTCAATAACTCTGCCATTCGTGCACGATGAAATTCAGCATCTTCGGCGCGCTTTTGTAGCTCTAGCTCATGCCGCTTGTGTTGACTGCGCCAATTAATGAAAAACGTAGCCGCAGTAAATGCGATGCCAAGAATAAGAGCGATCGAGTTTAACGATAATAAACCAGCCCCAGCGGTGCCAATGCTTGCTGTATAACTAGCAACTGTTGTTGATTTATCCATTGTTCTCACTGGCCCACTGTTTGATTCGGTTAATGTTTTCATTGCATTGGTCTACTAATGCCTCTAAAAGTTGTGCATAGCTAAGCAAGTCCGCATTGTCTGCTATGACTGTTTGATTGACTTCGCAAGGGGATAAATATTCGCTTGGTGGCGTAACATACTTGTACTGAGTTTGAACAATAATCTCAGTTACAGTTTGCGGTTCTTGTGTACTTGAGCAAGCTGATGGCATCACAAGGAATACTGTTATTAGCCCATTTTTTAACAGTTTCATTGTGCGACTCCCTCAAGCTGTCGATTTCAAATTGTGTTACTGCGAGTTCAGACGTAATTATTTCTATTCTGCGCTCGTATTCGCTGTTGATGCGTGAGATTGAATCACGTTCACGAATTAGTTTTTGGTTCTGCTGCTCTGATAGCTTGACGCTTTGAGATAGGTACTCCGCTTGAATTGATAGCGTTTCGAGTTGAGCGTCTTTTGTTTTGATTGTTGTGTGCGCTGCGTTTAAATCACTTTCTGACTGCGCAAGCTGGTACGTTGCGTAAGCTAGTGCGAGCAATAACGCGAGTATCAATGCTCTTTCAATGCTGCTGAATAGTGTCGTTATCATTTTTAGCACTGTTAACACCCTCTAAACACATTTTACGCTCTTGCTCTCTACGGTTAATTAAGCCTGGTAACTTTTGTCCTTTTGCATAAACCCAGCGAGACAATTCATCGCAAGCGCGCAGGCGTTGCCCTTCATTTAAGTAACGTAGTAATGAGCTGCGGCGAAAGTTACCCGCGCCCACGTTATAAATAAAAGAAAGGTAAGCCATGTGCTCACCCCTAGAAAGTGGGACGGCAACAACGCTCATTAGTTGTTTGTTATGCTCTGCTAGGTCTTGCGCTAACAAGTTTAAGCATTCATCTTCTGAGTATCGCTTACCTACCTGTGCTGTTTTGGTGTGGCCGTAGCACGTTGTTTCAATACCAACGGGATCAACATAACCAACCAGCTCTTTGCCCTCAAAATTAGCAACCGTTACGCCAGCGGCAGCAAGCACACCAGACAAACCAAGTGCGATTAACTTTCCTGCTTTCATAGTGGGCCTTTTGTTTCGCGCATAAAAAAGCCCGGCTGTTAAACCGGGCAAAGCAAGTAGCATAGAGCAAAAAAAATCCGCTCAGTCATAAACTAAGCGGATTTCTTCAACATGTGAAAAGATATATCAATCTTGGGGGGTTTGCAAGGCGATGTTTGATTTTTACTCTCAGCGCTTCAAATTCTATAGCGCAAAAAGGAACATTGACTCGATAAACAGGACAAATCGTTATATTTCCCCTTCAATTGTTCCGCTTAAAGCGAACATCAATTAAATATCAACAACTTACATTTTCAATTGTTCCGCCATTTGTTCCGCGTTGGTCCGCTAAAACTTTGCTTTAGACAATAAAAAACGCCCTTAATTTAATTAAGAGCGCTATTTTGTTCCGGTGTTGTTCCGTTTTGTTCTTTAATGTTCCGTTAGTTACTTGTCTATGAGTATTGGATACTTAATCATTATCGCTGTTAGTATCCTGTTGGGCTTTATTAGCATGCTATCGGCCTCTCATAATATTGCCGTTTATTGTTATCTTATTCATGCTTATCTCGCTCTTGCTTTAAATATACTTATCTGTGTGCGTTGTTTATATCCATGCTTTCTACAATCCACGTATCAATGCCGAATATACTGCGCTTAACAAACGTTACAGTGCTTTGCTCTAAGCGAGTGGTTTTGCCCTTGTAGCTTGCTGCTGGCTCAAGCACGTTATGAAGCATTATTTGAATGCTGTTATATCTAAACGTTTCGGGGTCTGGCAGTCGTGTGGTTGCGTTTGCAAGTTCGGCGGCTGTTATCATGCTACGTCACCCATTTTTACGTGTATATTTTTAAATATATCGCGCTCCCACTCAGCTATAAGCCTAAGCAACTCCTTTGTTACTTCATCGTGTGCGCTGGTATAGCTTTTATGTCCGATACCGATAATTTTACATCGACTGCGGTTTGATATTGGCTTGCGTCCTCGTCCGTGGCACTTAACGCATATATCAGCTCCTAAGTTAGTAGCCTTTTGCCCCGGTGCTAAGCCGCTCCCATCACATTCACCACATACCGGCTGAACGTGCTCATACACTGCTGACATTACCAGGCCGTTTAATGTGTCTGGCTTTATCTTGTACTGCCGTATCTTGATAAAAAGCGTTGCATGCATAGTTAGCGAGCGTACAACACGATTAAGTCTTGTTTCCTCACCCGCATAGCGAAAGTAAGCCCAATTGGTTTGGCACTGCGGTAAACCTGCTAAAGCATGTGCCGCCGTCCGCCAATCAATAACGTCTTGCCCACCACCACCAAACGTACCAGTGAGATTTAGCGTTTTAGTTGTAAGCTTTGCAAGTAGCTTTATTGGTTGCATATTATCTCACTCCCATACGTTTAAATATAGCGGTAACTTCTCTATGTGCTACTAGCTCTTCATCTGTCGCAACTGGGGGCGTTGCTGTTAAACACGGCCAAGACAAATCAAACGTTTTAATCAAACCCTGCTTTATCATCCAGCCATAAATATGCTGCTCTTGCGTCATTTTTAGTTTTAACGGCTCATCATCCATAAAGCGCCACCAAAGCGGCATCGCGCTTATCTTCGTTGCTTCTACCCTTCCAGCCTGTGAGCTGGTTAAAGTATTTGTCGCTGCTTTTTGCCATGCGCTTAACTGAGCCCTTTAGCGGTGTAACTAACTTCACTTTATAGCCCTGACTCTCTAGCACTTGCTGTATTAGCGAGCCTGTCGCTTTACACTTGCCTACGTCCTGGCAAATTTTTTCACGTACAGCGCGTTTGTTTTTAACCTTGGCGCCAAAAAGTGGCTTTATCGCGCTTGGGTTTTCAAGCTTTATCAATACTTCTTCTTTTGGACCCGCCGCCGCTATGTACTCGAACATATCGACAAAGCTTAGCGACTCAAGATGAATGATTGTTTTGCCATGGATAACAGCAACACCGCTTTTAACAAAATCTGGATCAATACCAATCGTTATGTTCATTTAGCCACCTGTATCAATTCTTGCTCGAGTAAAAGCTTTTGCGTTCTAACCATGCCCTCATAGGCATAAACCATTACTTCGTTAGCGCTTCCTTGACGTACTCGTCTATCAATTACATCGTGACAAGCAGAGCATGCGTAAGTGGCATGTATATCGTCACACTTCTGGCCCATACCAGCACCACCGCCAACGTGAGCAAGTATTACGGTTTCAGAGTTATGGTTGCATACACCAGGTATGCGCACTTGGCACTGCTGGCCGCGTGCGCTATTTCTTATTTTTTTACTAATGAGCGACATTGTTTGACTCTCCATACATAGCCAAGTGATAAAGATCGTCCGGCTGTGGCAGTAAAAGCTCTAAATACTCAGCGCAGTATTGCGCTAACCAATTTAGATACTCGCAAAACTCTTTTGTGTTTAGCTTGCGGGTCCGCTTGCGCACGATGATTGGTTCCTCGTTGCCAGCTTGGATAACCCTCACCCCAAACTTCCTACGCACAAATACTTCGTGTACGTCCTCTGAACTATTCTCTTGTCCATAGTGCTCGCGAAAATAATCAGCAATTATCTGGTTCCACAGCCAAAGCAAACGGTTTTGAGCTAAAGAGCGCTCAGCTTTGTACTCTTTAAACTCAATGACAACGTTTTTGCCTTGCTTTAAAAGCGCCCTTACCGCCTGCCCTATTTGGGGCATGAGGTATTGGGCGTTAGTAGTGGTTACTACTTTCTTTGCCATTACGCGGCCTTATCTTGTTTTTTACTTGACTCCGACTTTGCCTCGTTCGCCTGGACTGCCACCGCTTCTTTTTGCGCTTGCACTAAAATGTAAGCGCCAATTGCTATAAAAGAGTCGCGTTGCTCTCTGTCTAATCCGTTTTTTTCGGCGGAAACAGCAAATAACTTTGTAAAATTGGCAAATACTGCATCGTGGCTCACCTGTGAACCATCCTGTATAATTTTTGCTGCTTGCGGCTTCGCGTTAGAGATAAAGCCATCGCAAAGAACTTCGCCGGCTGGTGATAACTGAGTAAGTGTGCTTTTTTTAGTAGTCATAATTAGCTCCTAAGCTGTTTTTCTTGCGTTTTGATATGTTTTTTCTAGCTGCTCGTTAAGCGAGTAGCCTTGATTTGCCGGCACCTTCTTTGATGTAAAGTTGCCAGGGCTTGCTTTAACGTCTTGCATACGATTAGCCGCTTGCCTGTTTTTGCTGTGCGACTTATTACGGTTTGCATGTTTGTTTTTAGCGGCCTCTTTTTGGTCCTTGCTATACTGCGGCACGCTATCAACCCCATGCGCTTTAGCTGCTCTTGCCATTGCGCGGTTAGCTTCTGCCGTAGCAAAGCCAATCTGTTTTGGTGTTGGGTTACTTATCCCATCAAGTGCTGCCGCCTTAGCTGCTTTTGCGTCAACCAATGCCGCTTGGTAATCGCTACCTAAAATCTGCTTAAGCGCACGAATAAACTCTTTTTGGTCCTGTTCGTATGATTTCATCGCCCTGATCTCCGTTTTAGTTGCTCACGCAAAGCTGTAAGTTTTTGCTCTGTACTTTCGCTGCGCGGTCCTTTTGCAAGCTGCGGTAACAAAAAATCGCGACTAATTTCTTTGTGTGCTGCATGCTGCTTAGGCTTTTGACAAAGCGACAAAAGTTTAGGGATTGACGGTGGATGCTCTGCCCCACTCTCAAGCAATTTAATGCTCGCGGCGGCAACATCATCGGGGCTTTTAAACTTTTCAGTGAGCAAACCAAGTAAGTATTTAAAATCATCACTCCCCAGCCCCCCATGTTCCCGCGTCCACCGGCCCGTAAACATTTGGTCCAGACGAGTCCACAGGGCCACTACCGCTTTCTCTAGGTCCGGCGAGTCCGCGTGATTCCAAGTACGCTTGTGCGTCGCTGTACCGGGTATTAGGATTCGACCGCAATTGTCGATGTGATTGGCTTGTAAGATTGTGCTGACTGCTTTCATGGTTTGCCCCCGTTGTGTATTCATCGTTCCAGCGCTCTTGATTCAAAAAAGTGGCCGGCATCGGGATAAATTGCCCGCTGTCTTTGGTCCACTGCGGATCGTCAAGTTTGCGTTTTTCAACATGGCTAATAATTTCGCCAACCAAGGTTTTAAATTCATCAGGCTTGGTTTTGAATTTTGCTGCGATTTTTTCAAACGCCTTGCGACCAGTGGGTTTTGATTTTTTGCTTGGGTACGATTTCCAAAACGTATCAAACAACGCAGTCACCCCCTGGGGGGTTAGGGGGGTTATTAGATCTTTATTATTAATATCATTCTTATTTAGTGGGTCACTTCGTGGGTCACTTCGTGATTCAGCGCGTGGGTCGCAACTACTCGCAACACCTTTGTTTTCGCGGCTTTCGCGTGGGTCATTACGTGGGTCATTGCGTGGGTCATTACGTGGGTCGCTTTTTTGGTTAAATTTTGAGTAATTTGGCATAGTAATTACAGTACATTGCGTCACCGTTTTACCAATAGATTTACGTGTTAAAAAACCATCTTTCTCAAGTTTAACTAACGCTCTTTTTGTCGCTGTATAAGCTGAATCCTCAGTTTTATACAGTGAGTTTATAGCCGCTTTAGCCGCAAGCTCTCTAACGGTCGTCACAAACTGCCCAGCGCTTAATTTAAGCCTGTTGCTGCGGTACTCAATACTTATCGCCTTAAACGCCGCGTTACGTATTAAATACTGCGCTATAAGCATGCACACGCCGTCACTACTCCACGGTTGCTGATCAATGCTTCTGTACGTACTAGCAAAGCCGCCTTTGTCGCTCATAAACTTTCGCCGCTCTTTTTCGTTCAATCCCCCCTCTTTGCCAGGGAACTTGTAAACTTCTGCTAAATTGGTCATAATTACCTCGTTGAATTGAACCCCGCTATCGTGCCCTCTAAGCTGATGCGGGTTTTGTTTTACCTGCGAGTTACATCAGCCTTTGCTGTAACTCGCGCCTTAATTCTTTTTTCTAGAAAATTGAGCGCAAACATTAAAAACGCGTATAGAAATTCAATAAAATAAAGGGATTCTCTAATGCGCTGGTTTTCTAGGCTTAAACTAAAAAATCCCATAACAAGAAAAATAAGAACCCAATACTTCAAGTTGATACGCCATAAAAAATTCAAGCTCGCTGTCATGTTTGAAAACTCCTGCATACTGCTGTTTTTAACGCCTGCTGCCATCTATGGCGCCCACATAAAAGCTGCATCTATATCTGCCAATACCGAGCTAGTGTTTCTTGTTTATGCTGCATCGCTATTCATCCCATTAAACTTTTTAGTAAACTGCTACTACGGGTATAAAAGGTTAAAAACACGCTTTGAACGATATTAATTAACGCCTAAACTGCTTTCGTTTGATTTCTTGCATTTCTGCACAACCAATACATAAATTGGTATTCACTGCCTTGCGGCGTTCTTCTGGTATTTCGTTACCGCATTCAATGCAATCGTCTGTAGGCTCAACGTCTTGTTGTTTTAAATTGGCAATTTGCCCGCGCTTGTTCGCGCTCTATTTCTATTTGTGCACTATCTGCTGTATCCATAAACAAAACCTAAAATTAAAACTGATTAAAAAGCGCCCTTTTGTCTGCTAGCATGCAAGTGCGAATTACTAAACCAACAAACAAAAGGACAACAACATGAAATTCGATATTTCTTCTTTCAATGAAATTGCAAAGCCACTTTTAAATACCCTTGCAGAGCAATTTCCATTGCCACTTCAGATCGATACAAAAAGATACGAAGTGCTTAATTTGGAACTCAAAACCGAGACCGAATTATTAAAAGCAACGCTTCACTTTTTAGTTCAAAATAATTACCTCTCCGTTCAAGTTCCAACATCAGGAGGAGTAATAGTTGATCACTACCTAACATCAAAAGGCTTAGCCCTACTTAACATCAACCTTGAAACAGAGTTCAACAAAACCTCTTCTGTTTACGAGCAAGGCAAAGTGGGTTGCTAACTCCCCACCCATTTACCGGCTTACGAATCCTTTTTGTAAGCCTTCCACATAATTGGCAACATCAAGAACAAACCCATCACGCGCGCAACCATGAAAACCTAACTCATCTGCCTTTTGGCTTATCATCTCGGCTAAAGCCTCTGCCGCGTTGTAATATTTGTTAACGCTGTCTCTTTTTTGCTCAGCTGATAAGCGAACTTCATCATTAGCTTTAGGTAAATCACCCTCGCTATACAAAGGCTTGATTTGTTCAGCATCAGCTAATGAGCAAACAGCTTTACCGTTACAATAAAAGCCAGATCCTTCGTCTGTATCTTCAATAAGCGCCGCTACAAAAACGCCATAACAGGTGTTCCCACCAAATGAAAACGAATAAAACTTGCCATCAACCAGATTTAAATTGTTATCGCTCATATCAAACCGCCTTCATATATTGATTAAAAAGTGTCCCTTCGTTTGCTAGCATGCAAGTGCGAATTACTAAACCAACAAACAAAAGGACTAAACATGTCAAACAACGAACACCTACCGCCCGTGCTCTGCCCTGTGTGCAAAGCAAAATTCAATAAACCGCCGAGTTGGTTTTATGACCAATCGGTGTACATTTGCCCCTGTGGGTATGAAATCCCAATAGATAAGACGATCAGGGCGCACTTTGCCGGACTCGCAAAAGAGATCTCTAAATTCCGCCATTTTTGATTCAGAAAACTGATCCCATTTAAGCTCTGTCATGAAAATGGGCTCATCAACTAAATGTAACCAAGGTGGCGGAGTGTCCTCATTGATGTAATTTAAAAGTTCGCCGCTCATATCACGCCACCTTTAACGATGCAGGATTAACAACAGCCGGTTCATTAGGATCAGGCCTAACCATTTGCTCAAGCTCTGCTGTAATATGCAAAACAGCGACTATGGTTTCTAATGCGCGGTTTTGAATACCGTCAAATTCAGTTTGCGTGATAATCCCGTCCTCTCTGGCAAGTCTTACTGATTTAGCAAAATCGCCGGCAGCTTCCTGCAAATGCAAAACCTGATCAGCTAACTCCTCGTCAGATAAGCTCACTTCTGGTAAATCAATAACCGTTTTACCTTCGCTATAAGCCCAGGCATTTAAAATGCGACAATCTTCAGTTATATGCTGAATGGCAATTGCTTCTTGCAGTGTTAATACATGCGAATCAATATTTGTATTTAGCTTATTGCTAAGTGTTGTTGGTGACTTAGCCATAGCACGCGCTATATCAGACACATTAAAGTCGCCCGCAATACTTGCCGCTGCTTCAAGTGGGCATCGAGCGCTTGGTTTTGCGTTTCTCGTACTCTTTTTAGATAAAAGCATCTATAGTTCTCCTATGCTGCTGATTTGGGTTGATCACTTTCATAAAGAGAAAGGTCAACTTTTAGTGCGCCCTTAGTGATCATTTGCAATTCAAATGCACGACCACGCGGGACACGTCCGTCATTCGACCAATGAGTTATTGAGCCCTTGGTTAGTGGCGGCGGAAAAGCTTGAGCTAACTTCGACTTCCCACCAAAATATGAAACTGCGTCACTAGTTTTCATGTGATCCTCCTAATTAATTTAACTGGGAGTATAGTTTTATGAACCCTGCGGAGTCAAGACAAATGAACCATTTAAATAGTAAGATATTTAGATAACTATACTTTTAGGTTGTAAATATGACATTTCAAGATCGCTTAAGTGAGCAGATGGCCGCTGCTGACATAAAGGCAGTTGAGATAGCAAGGAAGCTAAAAATATCTAAAGGAACAGTTAGCCAGTGGTGTACTGGGCTAAACAAGCCACGTGGCGAGAATGCAGTTAAATTGGCTAAAGCTTTAAGATGTAACGTCTCATGGCTTATGGAAGGCAAGGGGTCACCTAATAAAAATGTAGAATTAGAGCTAGGCCCCGACTTAAGAGGTCAAGCGCCTTTAATTTCATGGGTGCAAGCAGGTAAATGGAAAGAAATAGATATGGAAAGCTTGCACCAAGCAGATACTACGTTTTATCAGCATACCGCCAACGTGAGTGATGAAGCGTTTGCCTTGCGCGTAAAGGGTGACAGCATGACCAGTCTAACAGGGGGTAAATCCATTCCTGAAGGATCTGTGATAATAGTTGATCCAAATATGCAGGCCGAGCACAGTAAAGTGGTTGTGGCCATGCTAGACGACAGTGAAGAAGCCACACTAAAGCAGCTTGTTATAGATGGCGGAGCAAAGTATTTAAAACCATTTAATAACAGCTACCCCACTATGCCAATTAACGGTAACTGCACTATCATTGGCGTAGTTAAACAGGTGATACAGGATTTTTAATATAAGGATATCTAGTAATGTTTAGTTTTTTCAAAAAGAAAGAAAACTCAAACCGCACAGCTTTCTGCCAAAAGTTCGATAGAGCTGTCAAGGAACTTCACGCTGCTGATCATAATATACAAGTAGCTGTTGGCTCGGCCATAAACATGGCAGACGCTATTTTTCAGAAATCGTATGAAACACCTCAAAACTTTCGGAATGCAGCAAGCTCAGAACAGCTCGCATACATTGACAAGCTTACGGTGGTTGAGGATGAGTTGCGCAATAAGCAAGGGGATCACTATGCGGCTCTTGGTTTTAGTTTGTACAAAATGTGGCTTGGGGTTATAGCTTCCAAAGACAAAGAACTGTTTGATAGGTTTTACTCTGAGATTGCATATTTTAGCAATAAAGGGGTTTAATTTTATAAAATTTGGGAACAAGTTAAACTGCTAATTGTTCCCAGTACACTCTAAGCGCCGGTAACCCTTATCTGGGTTGCGAAAATATTAGTTAATAACAATTTCCTAGTGAGTCACAAATAACCGTTTTAATCTTTCCTGTATCCGCATTGTAAGAGTCATGTGTTGTGTTGCCTGAAGAATCGGTAAAGCTATTCCAAGTGCTACCATTACTGCTAGACCCAAATGTCTGGCTACTACCACCTAAATCGTAAGTACTCGAGTTCCAGTAAGCACCCTTGCTACTAGATCCAAATGTTTGGCTTGTATTGCCGCTTCTAAACGTGTTACTCCCCCACACTGTGCCTGTATTGCTATTGTATCCACTTGTAACTGATGATGTTCCATAATCGGACGTAGAATAACTATTGCCACTATCATAGTCATAGCAGTAAGTTGTATCGCCCACAGTTGTACATTGAGCGGAAACCGCAGCTGTAAACGCTATCGATGCCACTAAGGTTAACGATTTTAAAAACATAATTGCATCCCTTTTCTGATTTATTTCCAATCTAAATAATAAACGCTACAGAATATATATCAAGCTGAAACAGGCGCAACTAGAGCTTTTGTCATTTTAAATCAAAATAAAAAGTTTAGTTTTATGAACTTTTTATTTGACAACTTAGTTTAGTTGTATAAACTAAATTCAAAGTTTAGAAAAACGAACCTTGAGGTTTTAAAAATGACTATCAACACTAAAACACACCCAGCGGTCACGCTAGAAATAAAAGGGCTAGTTGCAGCACTGGCTATTGAATCATTCAACTTTCGCGAGAATGTTGCGGTAAACGTAGTCACCAACGCGCAAGAGCCGTTTATTAACGTATATGTGTATATCAATGGCGTATCAGCTGAATCATTCATGATCACGCTAACTGACGATGACGCAGAAGCGCAACTTAAACACACACTCGATCAAGTTCTTCACTACAAAAAGCAAGACAAGCTTTTTGGCCAAAATATCAAGTTAGCGAGCTAAGACGATGGATATTAAAAAAATTCAACGCTTATTAGCCGACCCATTTGAAGCGCATGACATTGAATGGCGCGTTCAACAAAGCGGCGTATCTGGCTCAAGCAAGCCGTGGGCAATGGTTATTCCTTACATTACTAACCGCGCTATTCAGCAACGACTAGATGATGTGGTGGGTATTGATGGCTGGAAAAACGAATTTAAAGAAGCAACCAGTGGCAAAGGTTACCTATGTGGTTTAAGTATTCGCTTTGGCGATAGCTGGGTAACTAAATGGGATGGCTCAGAGTACACGCAAGTAGAAGCGTTAAAAGGCGCGCTATCTGGTGCCATGAAACGCACAGCAGTGCAGTTTGGCATTGGTCGTTACTTGTATTCACTTGATACTGAATTTGCAACATGCAACCCAGTTGAGAGCCGCTTTAAAGCTAATGGCGAGTTTATCAGCATACCACTTAATAAAAGCAATAAAGGTGGTCCGCGCATGAACGCAGAATGGTTCCCGCCCACTTTACCTGATTGGGCCTTACCCTCTGCCAAGTTTGATAGCTACCTAACCGCCATTGAACAAGCTTCAAGCTTAGAAGCACTGCGCGAGCATTACGAGCAAGCTTATAAGTTTGCAATGGATGTTAACCGCATTGATATACGTGATAAAGCCATTGAAATAAAAGACCACAAAAAAGCAGAACTTGAAGCAAAAGCGCAAGAAAACACCCTAGCGGCTAATCAAAAGTTTATTACCTGGTTAAACACGGCCATTAAAGACCGCATAACCACCGCTGAAAACGAATCAGTATTAAACATGAACCATAAGCACTTATTGCAAGAGCTTAAAGGTCATTGTCGAGCCAACAAAGTAGACAGCAGTAACTTTGTAGCTCAAGTAAACAAAGCGCATACAGAGGCGCTTAACAACCTAAGAAACGGAGTATAAGAGCATGACTACTAATCAAAACACAGCCACCAACTTGGTAGAAGTTGTTTACCAAGAAGATTTAACCAAGCAAGGGCTTGCTAATTTACGCAAGCAATACCCTAAGTCGTTTTCACTTGATATGGCAAAAGACGACGAGTTTAAGCAAGGCCGTAAAATTCGCACCGAACGAAACAAGCTGGTTAAATCTATTAACGATCGCCGCATTGGATTTACTAACGAGCTTAAAGCCTACGGTGATGAATTAATTTCAAAAGTAGATGTAATTTACGATCCAATCATTAGCGCATTTGAAATAGAAGATAAACGCCGCAAAGAAGAAGCCGCACGCATAGCTAAAGAACGTGAAGAATTTTTGAGTAAGCAGCGCGATGAAATTGCACAAATGGGGTACTTTACCGAGCAATGTAAAGGCCAAAAATCACAGTTTATTGCTGACACAATTGAAGCAGTAGACCTGGTAGATACAGAAGCGTTTGACAAAGAGCTCATACACGAAGCTATCGACACCAAGAAAAACATTCTTGAAGCGCTTAACAACATGTACCAAGCAGCAAAAGCCGCCGAAGCGGTAGAGGCAGAGCGCGAACAATTACGCATCCAGCAAGAAGCCATTGCACAGCAAGAACGCCTACAAAAACAAGCGCAAGAAATCGAACAGCGCATTAATAATCTGCGCAATGATCCAATGAACTACTTTGGCAAATCGAGCCAAGAGGTTATGGCGCGCATTCAACAGCTTGAAAACTTTACACCAAGCGAAGAAAAGTTTGGTGATCGCACCAACGAAGTAACGCAAGTGCTAGCACAAGTTATCCAGCAATTAACCATGATGCACACGCAGCAATCACAAGTTGAGCAAGCGCAGCAAGCAGCTAATCAAGCACAAGCGCAACAAATAGAGCAATTGCAAGCCGACTTAAACACACAGCGCAACGCAGAGCATCAAGCTATTGAAGTTGAGCAAGCACCGGTTGAGCAACAAGAGCATGAAGCTCTAACCGAAGTAAATCGCATGCTAGACCAAGACGAACCGTTACTTGGTAGCAACTTTAAATCGCCAGTGTTTGAAAGCACAAACGCGCCTCCAGATTACACGCCGCTGGATATATGGCCGAGCAGCCAGGACCGCGCAGAAAATGACGAGCTAGACCGTGTTTGTAACCAGCTATGCGTAGCTGAATGTCATATCGCAGATCAGAACGTTCTTATAAAAGATTTAGAGCAGCGACTAAACAAAGCGCTAGCAGCATAAGTTTCCAACTCCAACCGAGCCAAGCGCCTACGGGCGCAGCTCTTTACAAAGGTGAACAGTATGTCTTTACGTATTCCACAACTGCGCATGGTTGAGCACTTAAACCGCGAAGATATAAACGTAGGTGAAGCAACAATAGTAGCAACAAAGAAAGGTGGCTTGTCAGGTTGGGCATTGCCTGGGGGCAAATTCACTACACAGCTAACAATAGCAACAAAAGCCTGTAGAGAAGTTGCAAATCTAATTAAACAAAACGGTGGCCTATCTATACCTCCGAAACGCAGCCAGGCAGCTTAATTATGCACGATTACATGGCAATCAAAGGAAACAGCTCAAGCGCTTTAGAAAAGCAAAAGCGCAGAGATTTTTTAAAGATGGTAGCAGTAAATACAGTACGCGTTTTAGTGCTAGCCGCCATCATTTTTTTAACGACCAAGCAAGGAGTAAGTAATGGCTAACGATCTAAATCAAGCTAACTTTATCGGTAGATTAGGTAAAGACCCTGAAATTCGCTACACCCAATCAGGGCAAGCAGCGGCATCATTTTCTATTGCTGTTGGTAGCAAATGGAAAGATAAAAACACAGGTCAGCAAAAGGAAAATACCGAATGGGTAAATCTTGTTGCGTTCGGTAAGCTAGCCGAAATAATGGGCGAATACCTGCGCAAAGGCTCACAGATTTTTGTTACAGCAAAATTCAGAACCAGAAAATGGCAAGACCAAAGCGGCGCAGATCGTTATACGTCAGAGTTTGTAGTAGAAAATATGCGAATGCTCGATTCGCGGCAAGATAATCAACATCAGGGCAACCAAGGTAATAATAATTACCAAGGCCAACAAAACAACCACGCACAAGGCAGTAACCAAGGCCAACAAAACAACCACGCACAAGGCAATAACCAAGGACAAGCGCAGGGTAATAATTCTTACGGTAATGGTAATAATAATCACCAAGGCAATAGCCAAGCGCAGCGCCAAGGTAGCGGGCAAGCTCAGCGCCAAAATAACCAAGACCAACAGTGTTAGCTGTAGCAAAAATTCTAAAATATGGATGAGGAGAAAGAACTTTACTTTGATCCAAAAGTGTCAGT